ATCCATGACGCCGCGCGCAATCGTCGAGAGCGTGACCGAACCGTCATCGTTCTCGGTCACGGTCTGGAACGCGATCCATTCGTCATCCACGAGCAGCAGGTTCGCACCCGCGGCGAATCCGGTCGGACTGGTCGATCCCACGCCGAAGATGCCGGAGTCGGGATCGAGCAGGATCTCCTCATCCGTCTGTGTGAGGGCTCCGATCAGCGTCCCCGCGGGCGTGAAGGTGTGGACGTCGGCCGTCTCGGTGAATGCAGAGCCGCCCAGCGGATCGCTCCACACCTCGTACCCGTTCGGCACCGCGCCCATCTCTCCCCGCACCGCCAGCGTGATGATCTTCCGATCCTCACCGCCCGCGAGCGCGTAGGGCGCTTCCTCCAGCCGCTGATCGATCAGGCCGAGCGGCACCAGCGCCGGATCGGTCCAGCCGGTTCCGCCCGGGATCGAGCCCGAGGTCCAGGTCACGCCGAAGATGTCTTCGACCGCATCCACCGTCACGCGGCCGTCTTCAAGCTCTCCAGTCGAGACCCGCACCACGCGGTAGACCTTCTCCGTGATGCCGAGTGCCGCCCAACTGCGCTTGATCGGCTGGCCCGGGCGCAGCTTCCATGCGCTCCGATTGGCCGGGAACTGCCAGCCCGAGAGCGGATAGCTCAGGGTCGCGAGCATCTGCGCTGCCTTCTTCTGCGCCGCCGTGGCGTTGCTGAATCCCAGGAAGTCCACCTGCTCCTCACCACGCTCGCCGCGAGCCCAGAAGTTGGCCGAGTCCTGCTCCTCGACGATGCGCTCGGTGAAGTTCTGGCCGCGGTCCACGTAGCGGAGCTTGACCACGTTGGACGTGGACGCCCATGACGGCCGGCTCATCGTGCCTTCGAGCGAGTTCGACTCGTCGAAGACCGGCAGCGTCGCGGGATCGTAGTCGGCGCGGATCAGGGAGAGCGCCACCTTGCCCGTGAACGGATCGGGATAGAGCACGCCGTCGATGTGCCGCAGAATGTCGCGCAAGAGATCGGAGGCGCGGCCCGGGTTGTCCACGAGCATCGAGAGCCCCAGCCCCTCGGTGTAGAGCGTCTCCCCCACCGTGGCGAAAGTCTCGTCGATCGCGGAGGGATCGAGCCCGAGCCCCCAGCGGTCATTGGTCAACACCTCGTAGAGCATGCAGGCCGGATTGGCGTCCTCGCCGATCAACTCGTGTCCGGCCGTGAGCCCCAGCGTGTTCGGGCAGCGGCGCAGGATGAACGCGGGATTCTTCGGGTAGTTGGAGTTGCCGATGTAGAGGTGGCGGAAGACCGCGTAGCAGAGCCCGCGGTAGCCGGGCAGGTCCGCGCCGATCACCTGCTCGAGGTAGTCGCTCGGGAGCTGCGTCAGCGTGCCGCGGAAGATGTCGATCGTCCCGGCGATCCCGCCCTCTGCATCGTCGCCACCGAACAGGGTCGGCGCGTTCACGATCGCGCGGATCAGGCCGGACGGATCGGGCGGCGCTCCACTCCCCCACGGCAGTTCCTGATAGACGATGAAGGACGGGCCGCCGCGCTCCTCCGGGCAGAAGTAGAAGCCGAGCGGATCTTCGGCCGGCGTGTCCATACCGAACACGGCGCGGCTCGTGGTAGCCGCGTTGCTCACGAACAGCCGATAGCCGGCCCACGCGCCGAAGGCGAAGATGAAGTGGTTGAGCATGATCGGGTGGATGCCGACCACGGTGGAGGTCTGGCCCGCGCTGTAGATGTCGGAGCCGAGCCGGAAGCCCAGGTGCGGCAGCGCGTCTCTGCTCTCCGGGTCCACGGTCCAGAGCCACCAGCCGTCCACCAGCTCGTCGAGTGCGGTCATCGTGATGCCGAAGCGCCCGAACGGGCCTTCTTGATAGACGCTGAACTGAGCCAGCGCGCCGCCCTCGCGTGCCCGCTCCTTCCCGTTCATGGCGGCTGCGATCGCGTAGGCCATGCTGTTCCCGGTCATGTAGACGCCGGCGACGTCGCAGACCTGCAGCTCGCCCGGGACGCCATCAACCACGAGCGAGTAGGTGATGTGGTCCGAATGTCCCGGCATCAGGTGGTAGGTGTAGAGCACCTTGCAATTCGCGCTCAGGTTCTGCGCGTTCATCGCATCTTCGGCGGCCATCGCGAGCGCGGTGTTGTTGCTGTAGAGCCCGGGCGGAATGAGCGCGGTCCAGAGGTAGGAGCCGTTGGCGTAGCCGAAGACGATCCCGTTGTTGTCCTCGGTGATCTCGATCACGCCGCCACCGAGGCTGCGATCGTCGAACAGGATGTCCACCACCTCGTCAATCGGGCCGTGGCAGAGGGCGAGCTGCATGCCCATGAAGTAGCGGTAGCCGCTCCAGTAGTGCCTGGGGCCACCGAGCCCACCGCTCATCTCGCGCTTGATGTGCTGGGCCTCAAGGTCTCCGTCCCACACCACGTTTGGCCCGGCGACCTTGCAGGTGCCCCACAGGATCGGGAGCGAGCGGCCTTCTTCGGCGGTGGGCACCGTGAACTCGCCCAGCGAAGACGCGCGCTCGTTCGATCCCTGCGGCTTCGGACGCAGTAGCTCGCCGAGCACGGTCATCCCGGCGTAGATCACCACGTCCCAGAGCAACGCGAGCCAGAAGCCCATCAGACGATGCTCCCGCCGCCGTAAGGGTTGCGGCTCGGCACGCGCGGGAATCCCATGTGCTGGAGCAGATTCTCGAACGCAGTACAGGCCGCCTCGGTCTTGGCGCAGCCGGCAAAGGCGGTGACGGTCTCGCCCGCGATGAGCGTCGCCGGGAAGGGCACGGACAGCGTGAGCGTGTCCCCGACGTGCCCGACGATGAAGCGCCGCTCGCCGTTGGTCCGCTCGATCCAGCCGGACCGGTAGAAGCCATCGTCGCGCGCGTCGAAGATGGTCGAAACGAGCGTCACGCCGACCACGCTGTCCAGCTCCGCCTCGTCGCTCCAGTCGTCAGGATCAACGCCGCAACCCGGGCCGCCAAAGGTCCAGTTGCAGAGGCTCTGGTAGACCACCGACGGGATCTTCCGCGCCAGTGCACCCTGAATAGGCGCGCAGGTCAGCGTCGCCTCGCCGCCCGCGAACCTGACCGAGACCACGCTGAACGGGCCGAAGGCGACCACCTCGTCTTCATCGTCGGTCAGGTGGAACCGATAGATCACGAGCACGACTGAGGCCGGCGGGGTGTAGTCGCGGAACAGTTGCGCCACCGGGTTGTCGAAGGCGACCGCGACCTCGATGTTTGCGGCCGTGTCTTCCTGCGAGAAGTCCTGAGCGGTGCGGCGGATCGTGGCCGGCGCATAGAGTTCATCATCCGGCCCCGTCCGAGCCTGGTCGCCAGAAGCGTAGCGCCAGGTCTGCGTCAGCATCGTGAACTTGTAGAGTTCGACCGGGGAGGCGTCCGCCCGAGACTGCTCCTGTGCGTCGTGGCTCATGGGATCGCCGCCGGGATCGGCGCCTCCAGCGGCAACTCGACCATGCCGACGCGGGACTGCATCACGTCGGCGGACCGCCATTCGAACTTGACCTCATCATCGGCGAGCCGCGACAGGCGGAGGAATGAGATCATCCACGCCGGCGTCACGTCCACGCCGAGCGTCCCGTCCAACGTGAGCGTCTCGGTCCCGTCCTCGTTGTCCACGGCATTGAGCACGCCGCGGCGGAAGGTGGAGTGATCAGGCCCGACGAATTGCAGGTGACGCCGCGCACCCAGCGTCGGGAACATCTGCGCGCTGTAGCCGCAGGACTCGATCACGATCTCGTAGTCTGAGGGCGTGGCCGGCTGGGCCAGCCGCAGGTCGCGCTCCCACGAGGGCATCCAGAACGGCTTCCAGCGGCCGAAGCGCGAATCGAGGAACGCGCGCAGGTCCGCGGCCTCGGAACGGGCGAAGCAGATCCAGTGGAACTCGCGCCCGATCGACGGGGCCAGCGCATAGCAGAGCGATGACCGCTTGCCGGGGTTCGCTTCGAACAGCCGGAACGGGCGCGAGTAGCCGTCCTTGGCCGGATCGTTCCGCGCCGGCATGATTTCCAGCAGGTCGAAGCCCTGGTACTGCGTGAAGGTTGGCGGCGTTCCGGGCACCGAGGCCCCGGTGTCGTCCGTGTTGTCGAACGTGAACGCGACGCGAGCGGTCAGCACGCGCGAGGATGGCCACTGGAGTTCCACGGTCGGCTGAGACCGGGCCTCGCGCACCGGCACGATCAGCGTCTCCAGTGCCGGCCAGGTGCCGATTACGGGCGCAGACAGGTTGAGCACTCCGGCCCCGACCGAGGCGAGGCTCAGTAGTTCCCAATCGAACGGACCGCGCCACGCCAGCGCGTAGGCCCCGATCCCCTGCCAGTCCTGAAACGGCGCGGAGTCCGTCTCGACCTCGACTGAGGTGGCCGCGGGCTCCGCGGTCACGAGCAGGCGGCGAGCGTGCTGCCACAGCGGGATTGCCCACGATTGCGCCTGCTG